CCGCCGAAGATACGACCCGCCAACTCTAAGGTGCCCAAGCGCTAACTGCACATCGCCCGAGTAGTTAAGCCCCACGAAAACCTCTTGAGTCGTGTACTGGGTTCTGAACCCGTCCTTAAAGGCAAGTCCATCGAAAGCAGAAAACATTTCGAGGAAAGGCCCGATCGGATGGAACCAGTCATATACAAAACTAAAAGGAAGAATCTCCCACGCGAGGTTAATGGGATTTGTAAAACCGGTCTGGGCAGCAAGAGATTTAAGCCTTGAGTCCACCGTGTAGCGTAAGCCGAATTTGGTACGCGACTTGACAACTGTCTCGCCGTGACCAACTCCGACCCCCCACAAAATGGGTGTAATTGGGGCTGTCGTCTTATGCATTGCAGACCCGCGGCCCGTTGCAATAGTAGGGTCATTCGCAACAAAAGTTTTTAATGACCTTATAGAGCCTTCGATGTCTTGGAGCAAGGGATTCCACCCATACTGGAGTTCCAGCCAATTTTCGGCTAGAGTCTTAGTAAAGGAGAGGTGCTTTCTTGCTTTTCGACTTCTATAGCTCGAGCCCGCCCATAGATATCCAACTGCGGCGGCGAAGTTTCCTCTTTTCAGGGACGTAACCGAGCCAGTCAACCGCGTCATGGTATTAGCCATGAGCCTAGTCGTCTGACTAAATTGCGCCAAGTCCTGAGCGAGATTCGCCTCAAGAGATAAACCGCAGTTTTCAATTAATCTGGAGAGGGCCTTATTGTAAGAGACGTCAGAATGGACCGTCTCAAAAGCGGGTGGCGAAAACGAGCCAAAGCTAGTCGTGTAAGCGAAAACGTGGATGTAAACGTTTTCCGAGGACCAACCGGACTTCTTTATGAAGTCACGGAGGCTGATTCCACGACCATCGTAGGTGTGATGCTGATTAGAAGACCAGTTATTAACTGGCAACTCTCTTGCGCGCTTAAACCGATAACCCGGGGTTCGAACAGACGTCCAGGACTTCGCGTGAGTCTGATAGGTATACAACCCGTCACTCCTATAACCATAGGAATTAGCGGGGTGTAGTTCCTGATAGACTTCGCTAAAGTTCTCGATCGACTTGTTCACAACCTTCGGGTTCGGTGCGCCCGTGAGAGACAGCCTATACTCACCCGGCTTGTTTCGCACAACTCTCGAAGAGTGACTCCTCGAGGCCGCAAACGCCTTCTTAAACTTACGAAGATAGGCGACTGGTAGCACCAAGAGGTTCTTGTCCTTAAAAATACAGGTGAGCGCACCCGTTTTCGGGTTACGTGCCCACACATACTCCCAAGGGATCCTCTGAAGGTGCATAAAACCACCATCTCGCGTAGACTTCTCTAATCTAAGATACACGCGCGGCTGCATTTTCCGCGTGACGGCAAGCCTCACACCTTTAATCCGGAGCGTCCCCAAAAGGGCACTATCAGATTGGTATGAGGTCCACCGACCAATACGGATAAATACGCTACAACGCGTACCTGGTCGAGTTGTCGAGCTAAATGTTTGGTTCCCGGTCATCGAATTGATGGCACCGGCCCAGATAAGCTCACCTGCGGTTGCCATTAGTGACCTCCTTCTTGAAGGGAGGCTCTATATGACTCCGCAGGGTACGGTACACCACTTACGCTATAACCAAATTGCCGTTGGAAAACAACGGCGCTTCGGACTATAGCCTCAGCGATGCTGAGTACCTTAACAGCCAAATCGGGGTTAGTCAACGTGAGGGTAAGAGAAATGACCAAACCTGCAAAAAGCACGTCCTGTTTCCGTTTATAGAAACACTTCGTACAATCCGCAGGTAGGAAACTCCTCTTTCTCATGCTGGCATACTCC